AGATGACAGACTACGAGCGCGGCGTGATTGAGGGCCGGCAAATGCAAGTCCAGTCAAGCGTGGACAAGGCCGTCAATTCCATGGTCAAACGCAAGTGGACCGAACTAATGCGTGGCGTGCGCGTAGATGGCGACACCGTGGTGATCGTGGCCAAGGGTGGCAACGAAGCTGCGCGTGAGCTTTGTGGCGCACTGATCGACGAGATGAACAAATGACCGAACAAGAGCGCCTCATGCAAGAGGCCATATCTTCCGTGTTCAGTGAGGCGACATCAAACGCCTTGGTGTACGGGGTGGGCATGATCAAGGTGAGCTTCGTCAGGGGGCTGATGGAGCTCAGCGTGGTGGACCGCGAAGAGTTCATGGACACGGCGGAGCAACTCCAATGGCTGGACAAGCACGCGGCGCGGGAGACCAAGCAATGAACGAGCTAAGCCAAGCCAACCTCGAAAAAGCGCTGATGGCAATTGCTGCCCACGATGGCATCAATGAAACCAGACTCTCCGTGAAACCAAGGCATTTGATCGTGCCTCATTGGATTTTTAAGGTGGCCCGAAGAATCCTGTTCCCGCATCACATCCTGAAGCGCCGCAAGGGAGCCCGAGGAAGGGCAATGACACTCAAGTGGAGACGCAAATGAAGTTTTACATCTACGCAGGAAACAGAAGCCAAGCTAAAAACTTGGCCAAAGAAATGAACTTTGATGAGTCGTGCTACCGAATTGTGGACATGGCTGAAAAACTTTATGGCCTGCGCGGAGGAACAGTGCTGCTGTACGGAACATGGAGGCTGCGCAACCCAGACGAAATCATGCAAGTCATCACTCGCGCCAAGATCAACGACATGTCAGTGCTGGAGGTAAACGATAGGGGTCACTCACCAGATTCTTGAGAAATCCACAACCTAGAGTTAAACTCAAGCCCTATGCACTGAAACGATTGTGTGAAAGGACAACAGAGATGACTGAGATACAAGCAACAGCCAAACCCATGTTAGCGTCAACTAACTTACGAAATAAAGAATTCGGATTTATTGGAGACGAACATGGCAACAGCTAACAAGGGGGCAGGGAGGCCCGCAGGAAGCCCAAACAAGGCCACATTAGAGGCCAGACAGGCCATAGGTGCCTTCGTCGATGGAAACGCTCACAGGCTCACTGAGTGGCTTGATCAGGTGGCAGCAGGTGTGAAGGTTGTTGAGGTGACAGAAGAGGGTCCGGTGGAGAAGTACATCGTGCCGCCAAACCCAGCCAAGGCATTCGATATGTTCCAGAGCGTGGTTGAGTACCACGTGCCAAAGCTGGCAAGGACTGAGCACGTAGGCAATGATGAGAAGCCGCTGGTGATCGAGCACAACGTGAACGTGTTCGGTGAGTTGCTCAAGTCGATCAAGATGCAACGCCAGTCGGAGGCGTGATCAATGATCCACCGCACGCTTGAGGGTGACCACCCCGAAATTGGTCTCAACATCACCACCAGCTTCAATTGGAGCAGGCCATGGATTGTGTTGCGCTGGGTCTGGTACACGCCAAAGACTCGCACAATGACGAGCCGACGCATTCGCATCCGTTTGTTTATGCGCCCATTCATCATCACCAGTAAAGACTCCTTCGACGTGGTGCATGGATACCTATGGGAGAACGAGCTTGAGCTGGTGCACAGAGAGGTGCTGCAAGACCTCAAGGCCATAGAAGAGACCCAAAAGCGCACCAACGAGCCTTACGCCGTCATCAAGCCACTATGAGCGCAATAGATGAAGTTCTGGACGATCCTGAAGTGCAAAGGGAGTTCAGCCTGCTGCACCCAACGGAGCAGACTGTCATCAACTGGCAGCTCAACTGGCTGGGCAAGCAGGCCCACAAGCACCAGATCGAGCCCGTGGGTGACTGGTGGAACATCTGGCTCATGCTGGCTGGCCGTGGAGCCGGGAAGACTCGCGCAGCCGCCGAGACGCTGGCCGCATGGGCATGGGAGCAGCCAAACACACGCTGGCTGGTGTCTGCCCCAACAAGCGGCGACATCCGCGGCACATGCTTCGAGGGTGACTCAGGACTGATCGCAGTCATCCCGCCAGCACTGATAGCCGACTACAACAAGAGCCTTCACGAGATCAAGCTGATCAACGGCTCATTCATCAAGGGAATCGCAGCCTCAGAGCCTGAACGTTTCCGAGGTGGCCAGTGGCATGGAGCATGGCTGGACGAGCTGGCAGCATGGGACTACCTGCAAGACGCTTGGGACATGATCATGTTCGCCGTCCGATTGGGTAACCGCACCCGCATCATTGCGTCAACCACACCAAAGCCCAAGCCGCTGATCATGGAGTTGCTGGACCGAGAAGGTGACGACGTGGCGGTGACCAAGGCCTCGACCTATGTCAACGTCAAGAACTTGGCCCCATCATTCCAAAAGCAGATCCTTCAGTACGAGGGCACCAAGCTGGGACGGCAAGAGATCCACGCTGAGATCATTGACCCTGAAGAGGGTGGCATCGTCAGGCGTGACTGGTTCAGGCTGTGGCCAAGCGGCAGGCCGTTCCCCAAGCTGGAGTTCATCCTTCAGTCCTACGACTGCGCCACAAGCGACAAGACCCACAACGACCCGACTGGCCAGATCACCTTTGGGGTGTTCAAGCCCATGGATGGGGGCATGTGCGTCATGGTGCTGGACTGCTGGCAAGAACACCTTCAGTATCCTGACCTGCGCCCCAAGGTGATCGACGAGTTCGAGACGGTCTACGGGGACGGCAAGGACCGCAAGCTGGTTGACCTGATACTGGTGGAGGACAAGAGCGCTGGTATCTCCCTGATCCAAGACTTGCAGCGTGCACACCTGCCCGTGATCCCGTACAACCCCGGACGGGCCGACAAGATTCAGCGGCTGTCCATCGTGGCCAACATCATCAAGGCTGGCCGCGTGTGGGTGCCTGAGAGCAGCAACAAGAAGGGCTACGTCAAGGACTGGGCCGAGGGCATGGTCAGCCAGATCTGTTCATTCCCTGAGGGCACGGTGCACGATGAGTTCGTGGACTGCATCAGCCAAGGCTTGCGTTACCTGAGGGATTCAGGCTGGATCAGCATTGATGGCTCGCCGCGGCCCGACATCGAGCAAGAGGACATCGACGACGCAGAGATCTACAACATGAGCCGCAAGGGCAATCCATATGCTGCTTGAGGTGCAGTTAAACCGCAGTCAAGTGCGGTTAAACCGCAAAGAGGGTGCGGTTGCATTGTCTGCATCATGTGGTGGACTGCGCAACGTCTCGAAGGCATAATCGGGGCAATTCCCCATTGAGGTCCACATGGCACTGACACCCGAACGAATCGCCGAGCTCGAACGCCTCAAGGCGATGATGCAACCTGCCGCCACTGACGCCCAGCGCAAGGCTCAGGCGATCTGGAATGCTGAGCAGATGGCCAAGCAGGTGCCCGGCAAAAAGAAGGGTGGGCTTGAGAAGTTCTTGGAGCCAAGCAAAGTCAAGCAGCGGATGTTCCATGGGACGAACAAAGACATTCAAGAGTTTAAGCCTGCTGGCGCATCCAATGCAGTTTTCTTGGCGCACGGCCCCGATGAGGCCCATCACTTTGCTCATATAAAAGCCAGAGATACCGAGGGAGAAGGCAAAAACATAATGCCTGTTTACGCACAAGTGAGGAATGCGTTCGATTACGAAAACCCAGAGCACATGAAGGCTTTGCGCGAATACAGTAAAAAACATCGTTACACCGACAGAGGCATCGCCAATTCAGTTGGATCGGTTGGTGTTGGAAACTGGGAAGAGATTGAACGAAAGGTTGTTCAAGATGCAATTAAACACTTGGGTCATGACGCGTTCTATGTCAAAGAAGGCATATCCAAAAACCTTGGCGTCTATGACCCGCGCAAGATCAAGTCGGCCATCGGCAATCGGGGCACTTACGATCCCAACGATCCAGACATCACCAAAGCTGATGGCGGCGAAGTCAGCACGGATGCCATGCGGATGGCGCTGATGAACAAAGGTGGGAAACCGCCGAGACACAAATTTGTTAAACACAAACATGGTGAACAAGTTGGTGGATACCATGTGGGTGACAAGATCAAAAACTATGGATCGTATGCTTCATCTGGCATTGATGATATTGAACAGGGCATACATCGAGTCCCCATGTCAGCGTTTGAGGTTACACACCCCAACAAACTGTTTTATGCCAAGAATGACATTGATCATGTGCATCGACTTGCCGAACAGATAAAACAAAACAAATACATGGACCCATTGTTGGTAGCCATGGATGAAAAAGGCCCGTATGTGCTTGAAGGCGGTCATCGACTTGGCGCTGCGCACTTGCTTGGCATGAATGAAATTCCCGCAATGATTGGGCATGAGCCCCAAAAATATGCCCAAGGAGGCACTGTGAACCCATTCGACTACGAGAACCCTGAGCACGTGAGTGCGGTTGCAGGCCACGCCGCAAAGCACAAAGACTTCAAGCAATACGGCCCAAAGATGATGGGTGAGGTGCTGAGCACTGGCCACCACCAGCACCTTGAAGATCCCCGCATCCAACACGCCATGCGCCAAGCTGGCCACAATGCCTACCATGTGCTGGAGAAGACTGGCAAGACCTTGCACAAGATGGCTCAGCCCGTAGTCAAGAAGGCCATGGGCGGGCAGGTGCAGCCATCGATCGCTCAGATGAAGATGGCGCTGAACCAAAACAGGTTCCCGTCTCAAGCCGCACTGGACAAGATTGGAGCCGAAGAGGCGCCCAACATGCCCGTCAAGGCGTATGTACCGCCTGCTGGTGGCCAAGACGGCCAGTTGCCTGTTGGTGGCATTGACATGAGCGAGATCACGCCCGGCATGCAGTACATGCCCGAAGAGCAGCAAGCCATGCAGCCGCCCGGCCAACCCGGCCAAACTCCTCAGCCACCAATGTCACCTAGTGCAGGACCATCGAGCCCCGGCCAACAGAGCAACATCTTGCAGATGACGCCTCAAGGCCAAGCCATGGCAGCCATGCAACCAACCGCGGTTAAACCGCAAATGGCATCTGGCGGCCCTGTGCCAGTTCAGAACCATCCGTTTCAAACCGCTGGCCAAAAGCCAATCCCATTCATGGCCAAGGTGGGTGGCAGCGACAACATGCCCATGGACAACCAGTCGATGGACAACGGTGCGACCACGTTTGACATTGACAACATCCAAGAGCTTGCCAAGGGTGGAAGCCCCAAGCCAGCCAAGTCACTGCACTACGAGCCAGCGCCATCTCTGAGCAAAAAAGAAATTCAGGCCATGGCTGATCGCATGGCGCGTCAGATGGCTGGGGTGGACAACCCAAACCAAAAGACGTTGCAACAATTGGCCCGAGAGCAAAACTTGCCCATTGGCATCAAGAGCTCCAAGAAAATGGATGTGCCAATCATCAATTACGAAGACCTCAAAGGATCGTACTCGGTGGGCGTTCCGGGCGACACAAGCCGAGGTGGCGTCAAGCCAACCAAAGCTGGCCGCATTGGCTCACCCAAGGCTGGAGAGTACCTAACTCACATTGGTGGTGAAGCTCTGGACAATCCAGTGGGCTTGTTCGGTGGCAAAGACTATGGCGCATACGGCCACCCAGCCGGATGGGCTAGCGACTTGGGCGCAAGTGCTGGAATGTTCAATTTGGTCAAGAAGCTGGCCGAAGAAAACCCTGAGCGTCAGGTGTATGGCCACTATCACAAGATGTCGCCCGAAGCATTGAATCATGCGGTGCACATGCTGGACGCGGTTATTTCACACCACAAGCCACATGCATCGCCCTCTGATCGAATCTCCATGCTGAATGACTTGATGCGCAACAAGGCGACCACGACCAGCAAGCACGACGTTCCCTATCCAGAATTCCCCGGTTTTGAAAATCCAGCCGACATCATGTTGCAAGGCCAAATGAACTCTGGCATGCGCAAAAAAATCATTGGACTGCTGGGCAAGGAAAAGTATTTCCCCGGAGGCAAGCAAAAGCTGGATGACATCATCTATGCGATCAGCCACCCAGAGTTGCGCAACATTGAGACTGGCGCAGGCGGATCTTCGATTATCAAGTTTGACCCATCGCGCAACTTAAAGGAAAGCATATCGCCACACCCAACCTATGGCCACGACATCCCATCCAAATTGGTTGGGCGCACACGCTACACAACGCCCGTTGAATTGCTGGCACCACGATCTATGGCAAACGCCAAGCGTGAGATTGCCGCTTTGGGCAAAAAAGTTGTGCCGTTCAACCATGCCAAAATGAACATCATTCGAGAGCCAATCGATGAGCAGTACATCAATCAACTGGGCGAATACGAGCTGGCCATGAAAAAGAGACTGGGCTACAAGAAGGGCGGCAAGGCCTCATCGGGCAAACTGTCGGATAATCTCGACACTATGCGCCTTGCTTTAACAAAAAAGAAAGCTAAATGATGGAAGATCAAAATCCACAGTACATTGAGAACGAAGACGGCAGCGCCAACGTTGACCTGCCTCTTGACGACATGGAAATGGAAGAGATGCCAGACGGCTCAGCAGTCGTCAATCTTCCTGATGATGGCCCAGAAGAGAACCCAGACTTCTACGGCAACATGGCCGAAGACTACGACGAGCACAAGCTCAGTCAACTGGCCTCACGCTACATTGATCTGCTGAAGAAGGACAAGGACGCCCGAGAGCAGCGTGACAAGCAGTACGAAGAGGGCATCAAGCGCACTGGCATGGGCAACGACGCTCCCGGTGGCGCTACCTTTATGGGCGCCAGCAAAGTGGTGCACCCCGCCATGGCCGAGGGCTGCGTGGACTTTGCGGCCAAGGCCATCAAAGAGATGTTCCCACCTGACGGCCCCGTGCGCACCAAGGTGCTGGGCAAGATGGACGACCTCAAGGCCGAGAAGTCAGAGCGCAAGCGTGACTATCTGAACTGGCAGATCACCGAGCAGATCGAAGAGTTTCGCGATGAGCAAGAACAGTTGCTGACTCAGTTGCCACTGGGCGGCTCGCAGTACTTCAAGCTATGGTTTGACGAGCAAAAGAAACGCCCATGCGTTGAGTTCCTGCCAATCGATCGCGTGATTTTGCCGTTTGCCGCCAGCAACTTCTACACGGCTCAGCGTGCGGCTGAGGTGCATGAGATCACCCATTGGGAGTTTGAGCGTCGCATCAACAGCGGGATGTACAAAGACATCACCCTGATCAAAGCGACGATGGAGATTGACCCCACCAAGCCACAAAAGGCCAACGACAAGATCGAGGGCAAGAAGTGGGAAGACAACGACGACGGTGTGCGCAAGGTCTACCACGTCTATACGTATCTTGAGCTGGAAGACGACAAGTACAGCAAGAACGAGATGGCGCCTTACATCTTGATGATCGACGAGCTCGACAACGAGTGCGTGGGCTTGTACCGAAACTGGGAAGAGCAAGACGACACCATGACCAAGCAGGACTGGATCGTCGAGTTCAAGTTCATCCCCTGGCGGGGTGCGTTTGCGATCGGCCTGCCCCACCTGATCGGCGGGCTGTCGGCGGCGCTCACCGGCGCGCTGCGCGCGTTGCTCGACTCAGCGCACATCAACAACG